TACAAAATTTTGAACCTTCTCTTGATGGAGGTTATCGTAAAGTAGCAGGATATACTAAACTAGACACAGCACAATTAAGTGGCAGTGGTGTAACACAAGCATTAGCAGTTGTACCAAATCCAGATGAAGAAAGATTTATTGCTGCAAGGAATGGTGTATATTATTTAATAAATACTACAGACAGTACTCCTGCATGGTCATCTAAAGCAACAGCATCTAATACTTCATTTGCTCGTTCTCGACATGTAAGTTATAATTTTAGTAATGCTCTTAAAATAGTATTTGTTGACGGTACAAATTATCCTGTATATTATACTGACAGTAACCAAACAATGTCTTATATAACAGGAAGTGGAACAGGTCAATCTGCAGTAAATGGAGCAAGTACAGTTGAAGTATTTAAAAGTACTTTGTTTTTTGGTAAAGGTACAGAGTTAGTATTTACTGCACCTTATTTAGATACAGATTTTGATCCTGCAAATGGGGCAGGTAGTATTGGACTTAACTCTGAAATAACAGGTCTTAAAATTTATCGTGATGCGTTAATAGTATTTTGCCGTGATAAAATTATGAGATTAACAGGAAACAGTTCTGCTGATTTTACATTAAGCGCAGTTACAGAAGACCTTGGATGTTTAAGCGCAGATACAATACAAGAAATTGGGTCTGATGTTATGTTTCTTGCTCCTGATGGATTACGAACATTAAGTTCAACAGAACGTATAGGTGACTTTGGAATTGATGTTGCGTCTAAAAATATAAGACCTACAATAACAGAAATGCAAAATTTTTCTCAGAGTTTTTCTAGCACTATAATTAGAAATAAAGCTCAATATAGATTGTTTAGTTTTGTAAGTGGTGAAATAGCAGATGCTTCAAAAGGTGTGTTAGGTACAAAATTTGTAGATCAAGGTGGTCAAGGTTTTCAATGGGGAGAACTTAAAGGTTTTAAATCATATATAGCAGATTCTCAACAGATAGGAAATAATGAATTTGTAGTTTTTTCTAATAACGATGGATATGTGTATAGAATGGAAACTGGAACGTCAAGAGATAGTAGTAATATAAATGCAATATATGAATCTCCGTTTATGCCTATTACCGATCCACAAAAAAGAAAAACTTTTTATAAACTAGACTTATACATAAAACCTTTTGGTGCATTTAATGTTACTGCAGCAGTTAAGTATAATCAAAATGATAGAGATAAAATACAACCTGCTTCATTTACATTAATATCAGACGCAGGTGGTGGTGGTTTTTATGGAAATAATACCTCTATTTATAATACAACAACTTATGGAGAAGCGAGAACACAATCGTTTAACAATAATATTGTAGGTTCAGGAAACACTGTAGCATTAAGAATAGAAGACAATAGTTCTAATGCAGCATTTTTATTAGATACAGCAATACTTGAGTTTGCTGAAAACAATAGGAAATAAAGGAAAATCTTATGGGTACAGGCTATGTAAGAAATGATACATCTAACAATATTGCTAATGGTAATGTTATTAATGCTGATGATTTAGACGGTGAGTTTAATGCCGTAGAAGCTGCGTTTAATAACACTACAGGTCACACCCATGATGGCACTACATCAGAAGGTGCTCCTATTGAAGTAATTGGTCCTTCTCAAGACGTAGTTGCCACTGCTGCATTACTTAGACCTAAAACAACAAACACTGTAGATTTAGGAACAGACGCTTTAAGATATAAAGATTTATTTATGGAAGGTAATGCAGACATTGATGGCACACTTAATATTGAAGGTGGTGTTACATTACAAAGCACATTAGGTGTTAGTGGTATAGTTACTGCTAATGCAGGTGTAGTTGTTGATAATATTACTATTGATGGAACAGAAATTGATTTAAGTTCTGGTGATTTAACAGTAGATGTAGCAGGGGATATTATTTTAGATGCTGATGGTGGTGATTTTAAATTTCAAGATGATGGAACTGAAGTACTTAGAATTACTAACTCATCAGGTGATGTAATTATTAGACCTGTTGTAGATGCTAAAGATATTATTTTTCAACAAAGAGATGGAACAGAAGTAGCTAGAATAGAAGACAATGGTACATTTAATGTGGTTACAGATAAGTTAGCTATTAATGGCACTGCTGTTACTGCAACTGCTGAAAAATTAAATTTTACAAGTGATGTAACTTCTGCAATACAAGCTCAACTAGATGCTAAAGCAGGTACTGCTGGTCCAACATTTACAGGTACTTTAACTGCTCCAACTATAAATGCTTCAACTGCATTACAAATAGGTGGCGTTGCTATTACTTCAGATTCAGGAGAATTAAATTTATTAGATGGTTCAGCAGCAGGAACTATTGCAAATAGTAAAGCTGTAATTTATGGATCAAGTGGAGAGGTAAATGCAACTACACTTCAAATAGCAGGTAGTAGTATTACTGCGTCTGCATCTGATTTAAATACCACAGATGTTACAACGTTAGGTTTAACTGAGGCAAGTAAAGTTGTAACGGCTGATGCAAATGGTGTAGTTAGTTTTGATAACGGTACAATTGAAGAAGTTACAAGTGTTACATCTAGCTCTAATGCTGCAACTATAAATCTAAGAGATGGAAATATATTTGAACATGACTTAACAGAGAATGTAACTTATACTTTTAGTAATCCTGCTGCATCAGGTAGAGCGTCATGTTTTGTTTTAAAGGTAATACAGGATAGTTCAGCAAGAACAATAACATGGCCTACTAGTGTAGACTGGGCTTCTGCAACAGCCCCAACACTTACTGCAACTAATAATGGCGTAGATGTGTTTGGGTTTCTTACAATTGATGGCGGCACAACTTATTATGGGTTTACGCTTGGACAGGCAATGGGATAAATGACAACAAAATTATTATTAAATTCTGCTTCTGGGGCAAGTTCTGAGGGAGAGAATGTAACAGGGTTATTTCAAATTACACCTTTTCAATCTTTACCTTTAAATGGTGGTCAATCGCAAGCATCAACTGTGGTTACTAATGTAAATATGACTAGTAATGACGGTCTTGTTATTATGAAAAATAGATTTACTCAAAGTGCGTATAATTTAACCGATACAATACGTGGAGTAAATAAGCGACTAACATTTTTCAATAGTATTGAACAAGGAGATTTTGATGCTGTTCAAACATTTAACTCAAACGGTTTTACAACAGGCCCATTAAACGCTACAACTGATTTCATAGCTTATTCATTTTTAAAAAAACCAAAATTTTTTGATATAGTTACATGGTCAGGAAATGATTCAAATAATAGAGTCATAAACCATGCTTTAGATCACAACGTAGGCATGATTGCTATTAAAAATAGAGATAGCCTTTCTAATTGGATTGTATTTCATAGGGGAGAAACTAATAATTTATGGCTTAATAGCAACGTTTCATCAGGAACTGGTAATCATGTAAATGGATATATTAGTGCGGCTGATAGTACCTCTTTTACACTCTCACAAGGAGTAACAAATTTTGACGCTGTAAATAAATCTGGTGAAAATTATGTTGCATATTGTTGGGCGCATCACGATGGTGATGGAACTTTTGGATCAACGTCAGATCAAGATATAATTCATGCAGGTACTTATACAGGGGATGGGGCAGACCTTACAACAGTTAATTGTGGTTTTGAGCCACAATATTTAATCATTAAAAATACAGATGCAAGTGGTGATTGGTTTCATATAGACAATGTAAGAGGATTTGATTTTGATGGAAAAGATACTAAATTTTCTACCTTAAACAACGAATCACCACTTTTTAACAATGAACGCTTTTTTAATACTTTCGGTGATGTTGGCATTAGATTAAGATCAGAAGGTTTTCAACCTAGAAGTAATGAAACACCCAACACAAAACTTAATAATTCAGGTAATGTTTATATTTATCTTGCAATACGTAAAGATAATTTAAATGTACCAACATCATCAAGTTCAGTTTTTAATGTTATGAACTCGCAAACACAAAGTACATCAAACGCTACAGCAAGATATCAAC